TGGGAAGCACAGTAACACTACTGAACGGATCAAGCGTTAAAGGCGGTGAAGCGCAGTACGATTCACTGTTGAACGATGTTAACGCAGTTGCTAACTTTAAATCATACGTCAAAGATGAAACAAGCAACAAGGTAGACGATAAGCTAGCCGCTAAGTATCCAAGGGCCATTAATTCAAGGTACCGAGTGAAACACACAGAAGCCTTAACGTTTAAAAACTCTGGTTACACAGCTACTGAGGATGACTACCCGTATCTAAAGGCTGAAGCACTGGAAAGATCAATCACAATGACTCAGATGGCCGACTTGATTATTACAGCAACAAACAGGTATAATGCAAATGTGGCGACAGTAGAGCGTCGAAGAGTGAAATTCAACAATGATGTAGACGCAGCGACCACGTTGGATCAGGTCAATGACCTATGGGTAGCAGCAGAACAAGCAATAGAAGGCTTGTAATATGGCAGGCTTAGGCTTCGCTGGGATACCATTAGGCGATGGTGTAGCACTAGGTGCTATAGAAGAGGAAGCGTCTGGTGCGTATACCCTAACCACAGACAGTGGTACGTATAATTACACAGGTACAGCTACAGCATTAACGGCTGACTACACCCTAGCCACAGACAGCGCTACGTATAATTATACAGGTACAGCTACAGCACTCGACCACGGATATCCGTTAGTAACAGACAGCGCTACGTATAATTATACAGGTACAGCAGTAACGCTAACATTCACTGGGGCGGGTGAGTTCACCCTAACCACAGACAGTGGTACGTATAATTATACAGGTACAGCTACAGCATTAACGGCTGATTATGCTTTAACCACAGACAGTGGTACGTATAATTACACAGGTACAGCGGTAACGCTTGACCACGGATACCCGTTAGTAGCCGATAGTGGCACGTATAATTACACAGGCACAGCTACAGCACTAACGGCTGATTATGCTTTAACCACAGATAATGGTAGTTACGCTTATTCAGGGTCCAATGTGGTAATAACTGCATCTGGGGTATTGACAATAGGGCAAATTAAAGTCTATTCTTACGAGAAGAATATTTTAGTCCACTCACATGAGAAATCGATAGAGGTTTATTAATGGCAAGTTATAATAAGTTTAACCAAACAGTCGAGGATTGGTTAGAGGGGGCTTACACAGCGTCAACAGATCAGTTTGTTGTCGCATTAACCACAGCCGCTAACGCACCAGTAGCAACAAACAGCATACTGTCCGATTTGACGGAGATTAGTTACACAAACCTATCGACGCGGAACATCACGACAAGCTCAAGCGGTCAAACGTCTGGAACATTTACGCAGCTTTTTACTGATTTGGTGCTAACTGCATCAGGGGCGGTTGCTACGTTTAGATATGTTGTAGTTTACAATGACACTCCAACTTCTCCGCTCAACCCATTATTGTGTTGGTATGATTACGGTTCGGATTTGACTTTAGCGTCAGGTGAAACATTAACCTTAAATTGGACAACATCTTCTTTTGTGGTGGTATAATGAAAGCAACTATTAGTAAACTAAACCAAGATGAAAACGACTTACTGTTGAAAGTTAAAAGTAAAATGGGTGAAATACAAGCGGAGATTGACTCAGCTATGATCCCATACAACGCAGCAAAAGACGCTCTCAACAAGGAGAAGGAGGTAATTAAGCCTCTTCGTGAAAAACTGACTCCTTACGCTGAAATGGCTGCTGCTGTTGCTTCCCCATCCTCTAGGGATAAGTATTTTCCAGAGATGACTAAATCGCAATTTCAAACTTTTGTGAGATCCGAATTGGATGGCTAGAATCCCAACATACGACATACCACAGGGTGATACCAGAAATGTCTCGGTGGACTTCACGTCAACAGCCAGTGACTTCGGTGTCAGTGTATCCAGTGCTATATGGTCGAGAGAAGAAGGAACCACAGTGTCCTTGGCGGGTAGTGTGGCCACAAGTTCTAATGTAACCACAGAGTCAGTTGTGGCGGGTGCTAGTCGCAAAGGCTGTACATTAATCAAAGTACAAGCTACAATGAGTGATGCACAAACGGTAAGTAAGTATTTCAGATTAAACGTAGTTGACCCTATATGCTAAAGGGGGAGTAATGACCAAAAAGAAAACTGGTGCGGGTGCGCCGTTCGGTAACACCAACGCAAAAAAAGGATTGCTTGCTAGAAAGTCGCTAGAAATGGCGGTAGCACGTATGCATGATGATCCTGATGAGTACGATAATTTTAAAAAGCGGCCAGTAGTTGAGAAGGTTCGACCATTACTACAAATATGGTTTAGAGCAATCGATGAGGCTTTGAATGGGAATATACAAGCAACCAATACAATAATGGACAGGCTGGATGGTAAACCTACAGCACATGCTCAAGTTGATTTGGCGGCAGACATAACCAGTAGAAAAGTTGAGGATCTAAGTGACGAAGAACTTCTCAGTATCGCCAGCATCGGCAGCCGAAGAGCTGTTGAAGAGGAGAGTAGCGAGGGAGAATCTACTAGCTTTTACTGAGTACACAATGCCCGGATTTGAGGCTGCTGATCATCATAAGCAAATATGTGAAGCACTTGAACGGGTAGAACGTGGCGAATGTAAGCGGCTAATGATTTTTGCTCCACCGCGACACACTAAGAGTGAACTTGGTTCTCGACGGTTCCCTGCATGGTATTTAGGTAGGAACCCTGATAAGCAGATTATAGCCACCACGTACTCTGGTGAGTTTGCTTCCGATCTTGGTCGTGAAGTGCGTAATATTGTGGATTCACCAGAGTACAGTAATGTTTTTGAAACTCGACTCAGCACTGACTCGAAAGCGTCTAACCGCTGGCACACCTCAGATGGGGGAATATACGTTAGTGTAGGTGTTGGCGGACCAATCACAGGTCGTGGGGCGCATATCGCTCTAATCGATGATCCGTTTAAGAACCGTGAAGAAGCGGATTCTGAAGTTAAGCGGGAAAGTGTGTATAAGTGGTATACTTCCACATTGCGTACACGTTTGATGCCCGGTGGTGCTATAATCATCATATTGACCAGATGGCATGAAGATGACCTGGCTGGTAGATTGATTGAGAAAATGAGTGAAGGCGGTGCAGAATGGGAAGTAATCAAGTTTAAAGCGATCAATGATGAGGGTGAAGCTTTATGGCCCGCATGGTATGGGATAGAGGCTTTAACCGATACGAAAAAGGAAGTAGGTGAGCGTGACTGGAATGCTCTTTACCAACAGGAGCCAACACCTGATTCTGGTACGTTCTTCAAGAGAGAATGGTTTGAAAATACAAGATACAAGTTAGGCGAAGAGCCAGCGTGTAATAACTACCAATCGACTGACTTCGCTGTCAGCGAGGGTAAAGGTGATTTTACTGAGTTAGGCATACTCGGTGTAGACAAAGATTCCGACATATGGGTGCGTGATTGGTGGTCTGGTAAGAAGTCGGCAGATGTGTGGATATCTGCTCAATTAGATCAGATACAGAAGTGGGGTACGTTTTGCTCTTTCGGTGAGACAGGTGTAATAAGACGAAGCATTGAGCCACTGTTTAGGAATATGTCGAAAAGACGCAATATTTACCCACGCTTAGAGTGGATAACACGAACTGGTGACAAAGTAGCTACTGCTAGATCGTTACAAGGTCTGGCATCTTGTGGTAAGATACATATACCCCGGTGTGAATGGGGCGACCGTTTGGTTGAACAACTGGTAGCATTCCCCGCTGGTAAGCATGATGATGTTGTGGATGTTCTAGCATTGTTCTGTATGGCGATGCAACAAGCACACCCTGCTATAATTAGATCAACCCCCACGGAAGGACCGAGGTCTGTGGATGTATGGGGAAGATATACACCTGAGAGTGATGAATCATGGCGAGTATGAACGAAGAAATTGATGCAAATAAGTACAATAGACGGTTTGAGACGTTCTTAGACGCTACTGAGAGTGCCAGAACAAGGTCTGAAAAGTGTCGAGACTATTACGACCACAAACAGTGGACCGCTGAAGAAGTAGAGAAGCTGAACAAAAGAAAACAAGCACCAATAGTGGTGAATAGAATACAGCCCAAAATTGACTCGTTGAAAGGACTCTTGATCAACCAAAGGACTGACCCGAAAGCATTTCCCAGAACCCGTAAACATGAGAAGGCCAGCTTCGCTGTTACTGATGCATTGAAGTTTGTGCATGATAATAGTGAATTTGATGCTGTGGAAGAAGAATGTAGTGAAGATTACTTCATTGAGGGTACATGCGCGTGTATAACAGAATTAAAACCAAAAGGCAAGGATGTTGTCATAAATAGAATTCCTTGGGATAGGTATTACTATGATCCCCATTCAAGAAACCTAGACTTCTCGGATAAAAAGTGGGATGGTATTGTGCTATGGATGGACCTAGACGATGCTGTTGAAATGTTCCCAGAAAAAGAGGAAGAATTGACGCAATTGGTCAATATGGACTCAGCAGGGGCAGATACCTTTGAAGATAAGCCGATATGGATAGATCGCACACGCAAAAGAATTAAGATTTGTCAAGAGTATTCCAAAGAAAAAGGCACTTGGTATGAGATATTTTACACATATCAAACGGTGCTATCCCACCAAGAGAGTCCATATGTCGATGAGGACGGTGATTCTGTAAACCCAATATCGTCTCAGAGTGCGTACATTGACCGTGACGGTAATAGGTACGGCCCTGCTTGGTTCTGGTTAGATTTACAAGATGAGATCAACCATAGACGATCTAAGGCATTACATCTACTGTCTCAACGCCAGACTATAAGTAGACGCGGTGCGATACAAGACGTAGCACAAGCTAAGAGAGAACTGGCTAAACCAGATGGCCACGTTGAATACGATGGTGAAAAAGGTGATTTTGATATATTACCTACTGGTGATATGGCAACTGGTCAATTTAACTTACTGGTTGAAGCCAAGCAAAATTTAGACGCTATTTCCGTAAATGCTCAATTAAGTGGTGAAAGACAACAAGGTGATCTATCTGGTAGGGCTATACAGTCGCTTCAGGCAGGTGGTATGCTTGAGATAGCACCAGTTATGTCCGGCATGAGACGATGGAGAAGAGCCGTTTTTAAGGAAATGTGGTTTAGAATTAGACAATTCTGGAAAGAAGAACGATGGATCAGAG